GCGTCCACACAGGTCGCAGCCAGTAGACGTCACCATCGCGCTCTACTATTGCGGACCAGCCTGGCAGTGAGTTAACAGCCTCCGCTAGGCTAGCAATTGTCGGGTCAGATAGGCTTGCAAAATCTATTGTCGTCTCTGGCGTAACACCATCCCCAGTCCACGCATAGCAGATACACGCGTCGTTGGAGACGGTAATCGTGGCTACAGTGGCATCCCCGCTATAGCTGACCGCCAGCGCGTTAGTCGTACCTGCTGCGCATCGATATATTGCAGTGACTGGCGCATCTGATAGCAGACAGTACCGAGCACCTGGTAGCTCACGCCACTCGCGATACCTGGCTGCCTCAAATGCGCGCCCGCAGTAGCGGCTTACAAACGAGATAGCTGCGCTGACGGCAGCCGCCTTAGCATCGGATGTGTCAGTCTCCCCCAGATAGGTATTGAGCGCGTCGACCGTAGTGAGTGCCATGCTAGTCCTCGTGTAAGATGAGATAGGGGCGGGCTAGCCCGCCCCTATGTTGCTCCGCTCAACTTAGTCAGCAATCGGCTCAACCGCTCCGCCCTGTGCCTGCGCATAGCGCGGGTTGTAAAGCAGATATGCTGCCCAGCTGGTATTAGCTGCGTTGGATGCCTCCAGCTTGACGCGGATGCAGTCGTAGTTACCGAGCTCTGCAGCGTCGATGTCGATGTAGTAATAGCTCGTCTTGGACGCGGTCGTGCTGCACGCAATAGACGTGCCCGCCGTGCCCTTAGTCGGCAGCGTGCTCGTGCTCGTATTGATGACGTAGTCGGTCAGCGCCCACCAGTTATTGATGGTGATACCAGCCACGGCACCGCTGCCGCTTGTGTCAGTCGCCTTATCGAGCGTGATGCTACAGGCGGTGGTGTCATTGCCGCGCTTGAGCGCTACCATAATGAGCACTCGCTGGTAGCCCTTGAGGCTAATCCAGTCGCCACTAGCGGCGTTGTTCATCGCCTGCGAATCCCATGCCGGTACGTAACGGCTGTTTTCGGTTAATACCATCGTGATTACCTCCTCATTAGCTCCTAGTCTCCAGCACGACAAATGGCGACAGCGTGTTGCTGCCCTTAGCTGGCGTCAGCGGAGCAGGCCACCACGGCTCGCCATCCGTGCGGACGGTAAACCGAAAGACGGTCTGGTCATAGTCAAATTTCAGGTGGATGCTCGTCGCTGCCTGGACGCCGCTGACGTGTCGCGCATAGAGATACTCAGTCAAGTCGGCGAGGATTATGTCGCCCTTAGTGCCTAGTGTCTGGCAACTCTCGCACGGGATAACCGGCCTGCCAAATAGCGTGCCATATGGCTGCCCTGCCAGACCGTTAGCCGGTAGGTACGCCGGCACGCCAGATGTACCAGCTGGTATCACCATCTGATAGAGCTGCGGCTCTACGTCCTGGTTAATGAGCCATACCGCCCTGGAGCGACTCGGTCCCCAGCAGCGCGACCACATTTTGACGATGTTGGCCGCAAGCACCGTCGCCGCTGACTGACCGGACTCCTTGCTCACCGTCACCGTGCACGGAGCGTTGAGGATGCCGAGCGGCTGCCCTGCACCCGTGCCGTTGATGACCTCGTCGTCCATTTTGTAGGCTAGCTCCTGCGCAGCCGCCGACGCGATGAGCGACCCCATCGCGGCAGCATCCTCTAGGAGCTCGTCAGATGCGGCTACGTAGACGTACAACTTTTCGAGCTCCAGTCGGACGGCGCCGAATGATGGCTTGCTAGCCGTGAGCCCAGATAGCTCATTAGCTCTGTAAGCCGCGATGCCGCCAAATCTAGAGCCATCCGCCCTCGACGTTTCTTTGACGTAGGGGATGCGGATGGACTTAGTCGACATTTCGATTTGTCGGCAGCGCTGCACTACGCCGGCGCTCTCGTAAGTCTTTTGGAGCAAGTCTTGCGCAAACTCCTCGGGCACCAAAAATCCGCCCTCCGAATCGATACCCTCAGAGAGACCAGATTCGGCAGCCTTGGTCGCCCATTTGATGAGCCGGCTATCCGACTTGTCACCAGTCGTATAGCGCACAACCGACCATGCAAAGTCGCCCAAGCTCTTAAATCCAGCAGTCGGGTCCTCACGGTCCCGTATTGCGGTCACGCGCGGACCATCTGAGCCGCGTAGCTCTTGGCGCACCGCGGCTAGCGTCTGCTGCACTAGCTCGCGCCGCTCGCGCTCGCGCTCCTCGGCAGCCTTGCGCTCCGCCTCCTCGTCATACCTGACGGCAATACCTGCTGCCGTCAGTGTCTCTACCATGTCCTCTGCCACCTCGCAGATATCGCCGGCGGCAAATCCCTGGTAGTCCTGTAATAGCCGTATCTTAGCTAGCATATGTATTACCTCCTAGTCATCGTTGTTGGTCGTGTGCTCTCGTAGCTCGCTCCGCCTGCCCGCGGGTGCACCCCGGCAGGTTAGACTCGCCCCTTGAGCGCGTGGATAACCTCTCGTGTGAGGTCATCGGATGTCATGGCGGGTGACTCGACCCGCCGCATGATGACCGGCGCAATCCGGCTGCGCCTCATAACGAGAGGCGCAGAGGACTCGCCGGGAATCGGCTTGCCAAAATCTCTGTAGTGTCCCTCCAGATGCCTGCGCACGCCTGGTATGTCCTCAGCTGGTATATCCGACTGCGGCAGGCGCGCCATGGCATTGGCTACAGCCCGCCACACAGTCGCATAATCCCGCCGCCGATGGTGCGGGAATTTGTAGCTGGTAACGTTGTCGGGTTTGGTCTCGTCGTACCAGGCGCACATACGCCGTAGCTGCTCTGGCGTTGCACCGCGCACCTCCTCGGCGGCATCCCACTCGGTATCCTCATCAGCAAGCGGCTCCCGCCGGTAGGGTATCGCGCCCTTGCGGCACTCGCCACCATGTAGCCCGCAGTGCTCGCCCGCTGCATCCGGCGTCCACTGATTGTCATCTCCTGCGGTAGTGCTGCGAGGGTCAGGGATACCTAGAGCATCGAGCATGTCGTTGCTGATGCCTACTTCGCCTTTGGCTATCGCCACGACGAGCGCGTATGGATTAGCCGGTACCGGCACGTCGGAGTACTCGAGCAGCACCCATCGCGTGGTAATGACCTCCGCGCCGGCAGCCTCAACGTCGGTGCCCCATTTTTCGGAGTAGGCTGCTACAGTCGCTGCCCACTCTGGGTCGTTGCGAAATACCCGCTTAACTGGTAAAAATCCGACCGATGCGGTCCTCAAAAATCCGCTACGGATGAGCTGCCAAACCTCATCAGCGCGAGGAGTAGTAGCATAGACTGTCCTAGATAGCAGCCCGTATCCATCGCTCTTGACCCACTCGGCGCGACCTATTGGCGGCTGAGTGTAATCATGTGCCCACAGGACTACTGGCGATAGCATATACTCGTCCAGGATGGCGCCATCTGGGTCGAGTATCTCTCGGTCTCGGTCTACATCACGCGTGGAGATATATCGCTCGACCGCGCGCTCGCTCTCCTCGACCGATTTGAGCTCGTAGACTCCGGCAATGCGCTTGACCTGCGCATCCTCGCTAGCGCCATAGTAATCCTGCTCCACGAGCCGCTTGCGCATAGCATCTGGCAGGCGTGGCAATAAGTGCTTGAGCAGTAATTTGCGTTTCATTCGGCTGTCCTCCGTCTCCGTCCGCGGCGGCTGCGCTCAATAATCTCCTCGCGCTCCTCCGCCGGCGGGATTTGCTCGACCGCTCCCCGACGTACCTGTGCCGGCATGCCATCCTCGCTGACGCGATACTCGGCACCACAGCTACACGTCACTGGCACGTCACGCATATGGAGCGGTCCTCGTGCTATGAGCGGCTTGCCACAGTCGTAGCACAACCACTCGACCCACATACCGATGTCGCCCTCACCGCGCTTAGTCTCGATTTGAGTCCGAAATGACTCTACCTTGCGCATTAGTCCCCTCCAATTTCCGCGGCGAGCGTGCATCTGCACCACGGATGTAGTGGCGGACCGTCTACGTCCGCATAATCGAGGTGCAGTGTCCGCTCACCGTCATCAGTCTCTATTGTTAGCGCTTCGCCGCGCCGAAAAAATGACTCCTCGATGCTCACGGTCCTGCCGTCCAGCTCCGCGCAAAACTCACATGCGTCAGGTGCAGCTACCCACCTGACCTGCGTTACGCCGGTCTCGCGTGCCTGCTCTCGGTAGCCTGCAGTCTCGGCACGTGCAGACTCTGTACGCGCTATCATCTCAGCGCGATACATCAGGTCTGGTCCTGCCTGCAGGATGCCGTTGGGGTCTCGGATGCAGCCAAACGCCTGCGCAATCCGGTCTCGTAGCTCCTTAGGACCGTCCCCTGCCATTACGCCCTCGATCAGCGCCTGGCGGATATGCTCGCGGATAGTATCATTGACGCGGTTAGCCAGGAGCCCCGTATAGCGCTCAATCCAGCCAACTACCTCTGGATTGTGGACGTCGAGTGATGGCGTAATGCCTAGCTGCTCGCCTAGGAGCCTCGCGCCTCGCCTCAGGGCGTCTATAATGTGGGGACGGACGACCTCAGCTAGCCGTCCGTCCCACTCAGCCTCATCGCCCCATATTGCGGCAAGGTCATCATCTATAGACATCCCGCATCCTCTCGTCTACGCTACGGGCTAAGCCCAGCAAGTAATCCCTCACGCTATCCTCTAGCCGCCGCTCTGTTGCCGTCATCCGCGGTTGCTGGAGCTTATGCTCATGCTGAGTAGTAGATACCGACTTACCGCCTACCAGCGGCGTCAGTGGCACAACTGGCACGTCGCCCCAGGATACCGGCGGCAGCCCGTCGAGCGCACGCTCCTCGTTAATGGATGTCATATAGGTCTTAAGCCGCGTCTCAATTTCTCGGAGTCTTAACTCCCGGTCCTCCGAAACCGGGTTGTCGAATGCTAAGAATAACCGGTCATCGTATAGCGGGCATAGGCGCTCATTGAGTTTTTGCTCGATCCGCCTGAGTTTGGGCAGGATTGTTATCCGCAGATACTGATATAGCCCTGCCTCGGCGCCTGCTCTAGACGCCTCATTGAGTTGGAGCATCGTCAACGGGATGCCAAATGCCGCCGCAATCTCCTCGCGGCTAAATTGCTGCTCGAATTGGATGCCAACGTCCTTCGGCGGGTAGCCAAATGTTTTGACGTCCATGTCCCCCTCCAGCACAATCGCCTTCTCGCCCTTTCGGCGGGACGCAAACCGCTCCCGCCACTCGTTGTAGTACTGCCGACGTTGCTCCTCGGTTAGCGGCGTTTTGACGATGATACCTATTTCCGGCATCCCGCCGCGGTCATACATCGTGCGGATATACTCCTGCTCAGCCTCCAGCAGTGTCGCCGCCCCAAACGCCGCCTGGAGCGGAGATAGGCCATAGTCCTGGTCGGCAGGGTTGACATAGCGAAAATGGATAACTTGCTCAGCCTCCAGCGCAACGCGATTGAGTGCCGTCCCATAGAGATAGCCGACTAATTTGCCCTCATCATCACGCACAATGCGCACTAGATGAGACATTAGCGGCCAGATATTGGTCGGCATGCCTAGCTCGTCCATCTCTAGATACCAGTAGGCGTCGCCGGTCAGCTCTAGATGGAGCACGGTTGCCTCGATTAGCTCTGTGCAGGTCATCTCGTCATTGACACGCTGGAGCAGATCTAGGAGCGGATGGCCGTCCGTGATCTCCACTACCTCGTCTACTGCGGATTTGAGCGCATAGCTGAGCATCCGCTTCTCGTTCGGCATGAGGGCACGGCGCTGGTAGTATCCAGCCTGCCCACCGCGCGCGTACAGCCGTAGCGGCACCCCCG